GAATCTTGATGCGTGTGTTTTTGAATCCAGGTCATGCCCCAAACGGGAATCCTGACCCCGGCGCGTGCGGGTATGGGCTGCGGGAATGCGACGTTGCAAAGAATGTCGCTGACCTTGTGGCGGGGTATCTCGCTGCCGCAGGTGTCGAGGTGGTCGGCTGTCTGCAATCTGATAGCCTCTATGAAGTTGTCTCGGCTTCCAATCGTGCGGATGCCGACGTGTTTGTCTCTGTTCACTGTAATGCGTGCAACGGCAGTGCGAACGGAACGGAGGTCTGGCACTTCTACGGAAGCGGCGCAGGGGAGACACTGGCACAGTGTATCCAGAATCAGATTGTGGATGCGCTCAGAACTGTGGATCGCGGCGTGAAGGGAGCAAAGCCCGGTGTCAACGGTCTGTACGTTCTGAGCAACACCGATGCAGTCGCCGTGCTCGTGGAGCTTGCGTTTATCGACCATGCGGGCGATGCGCAGCTTCTTCGTGAGCAGCAGGATGAATTTGCACGTGCGATTGCGCGTGGGGTAACGGACTATGAAGGAGCGTGTTGAAGATGAAACTGGAACACATTCAAAATGAACTGAAAAATCATGTGGGGGACTTCGTGCGGACGGAAGCGAAGGAAGCGACCGTCCTCTGGCTGCATGAGAAGGGGCTTCCCGCAGCGCGTGAAGTGTCGGCGGCGTACACGGCGGCACTGAAGGAGAGCGCGGAGAAGGAGACGGGATGGTGCAGATTCCGTGACCGCATCTTCCTGCCGCTTGTCATCGACGGTGCGATCTGGATGACGGGCAGGATGCTTGAGCGCATGACCGCGCCCCATTCTGTGAAATGATGGTATTCAGCAGTTTATCTCTCTAGATGGCTATGGTGTATACAACAGATTCTGCTTGCTAATTCTTCCCACGTGAGTGATGAATGTAATGACCAAAGTACATGAAGGGGGTAATCACCATGAAGGTCAATTACAACATCCAAAAGGAAGAGCGTAAGGCGATGGTCGGGATCGCCGGAAAGGTGCTCAACACGAAGCCCGTCTACTGCGGCGCACCGAGCTTTTCCTACAAGGTCGGCGCATTCGAGATTGCGAAGGACGGCAGCCTTTGTTTTGACGATGCCACCGACGAAGCGACGGTGGCACGTGTGCGCACGACACTGCGCGAGGCGGGCTTCATGTCCGAGGATTGGGAGAATGAGGCTTCCTGCGCGGACACAGAGGCAGATGAGTCGATCCAGACGGAAACGGCAGAGAATGAACCCGCCGCAGAAGAAACGGCGGTAGAAGAAGCTACTGAAGTGGACACGGCAGAAAGTGAGCTGCCTTCAACAGAACTTGCTCCGTCTGAGGAAGCGATAATAGAACCCTCCGAGGACAGCCTTTCCATCAGCCTCCCGCGCAGCCTTTTCACGGAAACGGCACTGCAGAATCTCGACGCACTCCTTCTGAGCAAGGGGCGCTTGATTCGGCACACCTTCGACATCCAAGAAGCGACCTACACACTGACCGATGAGCGCATCACCTTCACATGGCTGCACAGCACGATCACCGACGAGACGGAAAAGGCGTATGCCGAGTTCATCAGCAAGCTCTGCCTGATGGCGCGGACGCAGAAGCGCGTCACGGCAAAGGAGAAGATCGTGGACAACGAGAAATACGCATTCCGCTGCTTCCTCCTGCGCCTTGGCATGATCGGAAACGCCTACAAACAGTCGCGTAAGATTCTCCTGCAGAACCTTACGGGCAGCAGCGCATTCAAAAGTGGACATCGGAAGGAGGCTGAGGATCATGCGGTTTCCGAGTAGGGAGCAGATTGCTGCGCTTCGAGAGCGGTATCCGCGCGGGACGAGAGTGGAACTTCTCGGAATGGACGATCCGCAAGCTCCACCGACGGGAACACGGGGCGAGATTCTGGGCGTTGACGATGCGGGACAGCTTCTCGTCCGATGGGAGACAGGGTCGTCACTCAGCCTTATCCCTAGCGTAGACTCCTTCCGCATCGTGCAGAAAGGGGGGAGATCATGAACGAGAAGGTTTTCTCGCAGATCATGGACATCCGCAATTCCGGGCGGGTGAATATGTTCGACATTCCCAGTGTTCAGCGCATTGCATTTGAGATGGGATTCTACGAACTTATCTGCGTTATCGAGGAGGAACGCACCGCATATATTCGCTTTATCCTTACGGGCGAAGAGTAAGTTTTACGGCTTCTTGCACAGCCTTTCGGGGCTGTGTTTCTCTCGAAAAATAAGTGTAGTTTATTCGAAATATGACTTGCTATATCCTGCGTTTAGAGTGATATATACACATGACGAAGGGAACAACCTACACACAGAAAGCGAGGAACACAAAATGAAAAGCGCAGAAGCAAGATGGCCGAAGACCACCACGATGGAGCACCTCGATGAGATGCGGTTCGGGACGAGCGGCGCGATCCTTCGCTACGGCGAGCAGATCCTTGTGGTCGGCAGAGAATGCTGGGGCTTCCACGCAGCCATCTACGAGATGGTTGAAACGCCGGAAGAGACGGGATTTGCGGATATCGAATGCCGCTTGAACCTCGTCGAAGCCGCCACCGAGCTTTTCGAGGACGGCGGGCACGCGATGGCTTGGTGCATGAAGCGCATCTAAGCCGCGCAAAACAACAAAACAGCCCTTCGGGGCTGCTTCTCGTTACAGATATTTCGAGTCGCTGACAGCGGCTCTTTTTTGATGGGGGTGATTGCTTGCGAAAACTTACGGACTACAAGCCGACAAAGTTTATGGCAGAGAACGCGCATTATGACAAAGCCGCTGCGGACTACGCTGTGGGATTCATTGAGTGCCTATGCCATACGAAGGGGACGTGGGCAGGAAAGCCTTTTGAACTCATTGACTGGCAGGAGCGCATTATCCGAGACATTTTCGGAATTTTGAAGCCGAACGGCTATCGGCAGTTCAACACGGCATACGTTGAGATTCCCAAGAAACAGGGAAAACAGCTTGCCCTCGATACGAAAATCCCTACCCCCGAGGGATTCACTACGATGGGCGATATTCGCGTGGGAGATACCGTTTTTGATGAAAACGGACATCCCTGCCGTGTTGTCGCCAAGAGCGATGTGGATGATACGGAGCAAGCCTATCGGCTGACCTTTCGTGACGGTTCTTCCATTGTTGCGGGAGAGCGGCATCTCTGGAATGTGGATTATATCATCGGCGAGCCGCGCTCCGTCCTTTGGACTACGGGTGAAATCTATCGCCGAACAATGAAGCACAGAGAAAAATATCGGGATAACGGAAAGGAGGCACGTCGCTCTATCATCCGTATTCCTGCGGCAAAGACGCTGCAGATCGAGGAAAGAAACCTGCCCGTCATTCGCGCCTGTTTTCATTATCTGACAGACATCGTGCCGCTCTCAGAGAGAGTCCCTATGCAGTGCATTCAAGTGGACAGCAGAAGCCATTGTTATCTGGTAGGGGAATCCTTCATTCCAACCCACAACAGTGAACTTGCCGCCGCTGTCGCACTTCTCCTTTGTTGCGGCGATGGGGAGGAGCGTGCGGAGGTGTATGGCTGTGCCGCCGACCGTCAACAGGCGAGCATCGTATTCGAGGTCGCAGCCGATATGGTGCGTATGTGTCCCGCACTCAGCAAGCGAGTGAAGCTCCTTGCCTCCCAGAAGCGGATGGTATATCTGCCGACGAACAGCTTCTATCAGGTGCTTTCGGCAGAAGCCTACTCAAAGCATGGCTTCAATATCCACGGTGTTGTATTCGACGAACTGCACACGCAGCCCAACCGCAAGCTCTTTGACGTTATGACGAAAGGTTCCGGTGATGCGCGTATGCAGCCGCTTTACTTCCTCATCACCACGGCAGGGACGGATACGCAGTCCATCTGCTACGAGACACATCAGAAAGCAGTGGATATTCTAGAGGGGCGAAAGCTCGACCCGACCTTCTATCCTGTGATCTACGGAGCGAAGGAGGATGAGGATTGGACAGACCCGGAGGTCTGGAAACGGTCGAATCCGTCTCTCGGGATTACAGTCGGCATCGACAAGGTACAGGCGGCTTGCGATTCGGCACGGCAGAATCCCGCCGAGGAGAACAGTTTTCGTCAGCTGCGGTTAAATCAATGGGTGAAGCAGTCCGTGCGGTGGATGCCGATGGACAAGTGGGATGCGTGTGCCATACCCGTGGATGCAGAAGCCTTGGAAGGTCGTGTCTGCTACGGCGGGCTTGACCTTTCCTCCACGATGGATATTACGGCATTTGTTCTGGTCTTTCCTCCGACGGAGGAGGATGAGCCGTTTGCCGTGCTTCCGTACTTCTGGATTCCCGAGGAGAGCATTGACCTGCGTGTGCGGCGCGACCACGTTCCGTATGACTTGTGGGAGAAGCAGGGCTTTCTTATGACCACCGAGGGGAATGTTGTTCATTACGGATTTATCGAGGCGTTCATTGAGAAACTTGGCGAGAAGTATAACATCCGCGAGATTGCCTTTGACCGATGGGGCGCGGTGCAGATGGTACAGAACCTCGAAGGAATGGGATTCACCGTTGTTCCGTTCGGGCAGGGCTTCAAGGATATGAGCCCGCCGACCAAGGAGCTGATGAAGCTGACACTGGAAAAGAAAATAGCGCACGGCGGGCATCCCGTCATGCGCTGGATGGCAGACAACATCTTCATTCGCACCGACCCTGCAGGGAACATCAAGGCAGACAAGGAAAAATCCACCGAGAAGATCGACGGTATGATTGCGCTCATCATGGCACTGGATCGTGCGATTCGGTGTGGGAATGATACGTCGGAATCGGTGTACGAGAGCAGGGGCGTGTTGGTATTTTAGATGGGGGAATTTGTGCAAAAGGCAGATGAGAGTTAACGAATTAGTATATCACACCTTGTTATACACATTGCCTATTTGTTTTCAAATTCTTTTTTTAGTTTTTTCATATCAGCACTTACAACGGTGTTCCATTGCTCAACAGCATCGGTAGGGATAGGTAGCCTTATGTTATCACCTGATTGAGATGAAATTTCTAAATAAAGTTTATGAACATTTTGTAGAAAGTTTCCCCATTTTGGTGATACTACTGAGAAATACTCAGCACCGGAGCTATACATATTTAATTCGATAATCTTAGAAGTTCCATCATTAGCTATTACAATGAATCTAGGTTTGTGGTTTTTGTTAATTAAAGCGTCGAAATCCATACTCCAACTGCAAGTAAGTGATGTTGCAATATCGCTAGGGCCGAGCGTAGCCGTGTTTCTGTATTTTTGCACCAACAAGGTAAAGCCGCCATATTGTTCATGCTCTTCGTATAGTTTGCTTGTGTATAAAAAGAAACCATCCTGTGATTGAGTTGTTATGGCAGGACCTTTTACCTTGAAACCCTCAATATATCGTAGATTCTTCTGTTTAGATGAATTTGCATTTTGATCATCTAAGGTATTCTCGTTCAGAGTGTTTTCTGTTGACGATGCAAGCCCAATATCTGCACCAGCATTAGGTGCTGTACTTTCAGAATCTTCCTTTGTAGTAGTATCATCTCCTGCGGAGACGGTTGTATTATCAGAAGGATTTTGGGCGGGTGGTTCAGCAGAGGGGGCTGTTTGCCTAGCACTGACAGCCCTGTGTTCTGGGGGGGTATCTTGAACAACTGAAGCATGCTTATGAGTGCGCTCTGTACGAACGATTGTTTCGGCGAACACATCAGAAGATAGGGTGCTTGCGATAAGTAATGAAAGCAATATGCATTTCCTGCGTTTAGAAATAATCATAGTCTCTACCTCACTATACATTATTTATAGATTTAATGTGCTGATGAGCCAAAGCAAAAACCGAAATATCCTCATTTTTTCTTGCGATGAAATATGCTTTTATTATTAATTCGTTAAAATATTAGATATTCCTGTTTGTCTCTCAAAAATCCTTATGCTTTGAAAGCATTATTCTGTAAAGGAGCGTGATGCCCATGAACCTATTCAGCAAATTCTTTCGTTCGCGGGACAAGCCTTACAATCATCTTGGCGGCTTGTTCTTTTTGTTTTTGGAGGCGGGGGGGGGGGGGGGGGGGACG